TTATTATTTGGTACAAATGAATGTTGGCAAAATATTAGTGTACCCACTTGGACAGATGTATTTGCTTGGTTCAGAGCACGCGGCTTATACAGCTATATTCGCTCTTACATTGCACCAGAAAATTTCTATATCTACTCTATTTACGATAACAATAATTTTGATAAATGCTGTGGACGTAGAGACACTTACGAAGAAGCCCGTGAATACCTCGTAAAAGCCCTCATACAAACCTATAAACAAGAGCAATTAAAATGAAAATCTACATATCAGGAAAGATTAGCGGTACAGACCTAACCGAAACCCGCAAACGTTTTGCCGCTGTAGCCAAAGCAACGAAAAGATTAGGCTATGAGCCCGTAAACCCCTTAGAAAATGGACTTACCGAGCACGACAGTTGGGAAGCCCATATGCTTAAAGATATTATCGACCTACTGCAATGCAAGGCTATCTATATGCTACAAGGGTGGGAAGACAGCAAGGGTGCGTGTATCGAGCATTATATCGCTACCAAAATAGGAATACCTATAAGGTATGAGATAGAGCAGGACTAATAACAAGCACTTAACAGAAAGCCGTTAGTGTGATACTAACGGCTTTCATATTAACAGCCGTTTTGCCCCGTCAAAATGACTATGTAAAATGACTATGCAAAATGCTGGTAAACAAATAATTATATAAATTTTTTGTAGAAATAGTTTAAAGTTTTTTGTACCTTTGCAGCCGAAATTGTAAAACAATAAATTATAATGAATACCCTAATACTCTCATCACAAGGAATTACACCCAAAAAGACTATTACAAGCCTTGAACTTGTAGAGCAAATCAACCTATTCAGAAAAGAAGAAGGTAAGGAAACGGAACTAAGACACGACACGATGCTTTCTATTATCAGAGATGAATTTGAAGAAGAAATCTCACTCCAAAAAATTTTGGAGTCAAAATACAAGAACGAACGGGGGCGGGAATATCCTATGTTTGAACTCACTATCGCACAAGGAAAGCAAGTACTACTTCGTGAAAGTAAATTTGTTCGCAAGCGTGTAGTAGAGTGGTTGGAACATTTTGAGGAAGCAAACAAACCAATGACAGCAGGAGAAATACTAATGGCTCAAGCACAAGGAATGATAGCCTTAGAAAAAGCACAACAAGCACAAGCTGAGCAAATAGCCTTGCAAAATGAGCGTCTCACTAAGATAGAAGCTAAAATCACCACCAAAAATGAAGACTATTTTACCATATCAGGATATAGCAATATCATAGGCAAAAGAGTGCCCTTGCAGTTAGCTATCTCATTAGGGAGAAAAGCCGCAAAAATATGCGTACAACGTTCTATACCTATGGGTAATGAATATGATGCCAAATACGGCTTCGTTAAGAGTTATCCTACTGAAGTATTAAAAGAAATATTTGAAACAAAATAGACTACTATGAAACACCAAGAAAGCACACTCCAAACCGCCTGCGTGCGCTGGTTCAGATACCAATATCCGCACCTCGTTATATACGCCGTTCCTAACGGAGGCAGTCGCAATGTACGTGAAGCGCAACGCCTCAAGGCAGAAGGCGTATTAGCAGGGGTTGCTGATTTAGTAGTTATGCTCCCTCAGGGTAAAAGTCTTTATATCGAAATGAAAGTAAAAGGCAATCGCCAAACCGCCAACCAAAAAGATTTCCAGAAGAAAGTCATCGCATTGGGGCATACCTACGCTGTATGCTACACCTTTGAGGAGTTTCAGAAAGTAGTAGAAAATTACATTAGCGTTGGTGATTATTTTGCACCTAAAATAGAAAAGTTACCTAAAAAGATTTAACCATAAAACCTAATTCCTATGTTTGACAATATAAAAAAAGCCCTCGAAACAGTCACAGAGACGCAACAATTTAGCCAATCAGACTTAAAGAAACTATTTTGCGGATTAGCAAAGAAGCATTTTCGCTGCACACAAGAGGATTTAGCTAACTATCTACGTGTATCCCGTACCAGTGTAACCTATTACCTCCACCAGCATTCGCTTGCAGATAAAAACACACAGTACAATCAATGTTTTAAAAACTCGGAAAGAGTACTAATAAACCTAATGAAAAAGTCTAAGCGTTCTTAATTCTTTTTTATAGTATTTTTCTCATTTTTATTATGTTTTTCAATTTGCTACCGCCTCATCATTGGGGCGGTAGTTTTTTATTCTTCACTTTCTTTTGGCTGCTCCTGTTCAAAACGTTCTTTCAGCTGCATACTATCAGCCTCCTTACGTACAAGGTACTCAATAAGGTTCGCTTGCGACATTCCTTTTTTGTCGGCTAATTCTTTGAGGAGAGTAATGAAACTATCCGATACTCTAATGTTTAATGATTTGTCTTTTCTTCGTGCCATAATGTTAAGTATTACATTCCGCAGCAAAGGTAAAATGTATTTTTATATGTATATACATTAATCTACACATTTAACAAAAGTTTAACATTAAAAACTTTTAAGTATAGTAAAATGTATATACCTTTGCACCGTCAAAATGATAGAACAAGTAATAACATTAAACACATTAATAGTATGAAAGCATTAGAATTAAAAGACCTCAAAGAGGGCAACGTTTATGAAATGATAGATAAAAACAGCGACTACGTTACTTATATAAACGTGCTAAATGTAGTAAATGAAGAAGATGTATTTGCCGATTTCGTTTGCGTATCTTATGATATACGAGGCAACGTTGGCGCAGCAAAATTTAGCAAAGGGGGTTATTTACCTAACAAGAATTTAAAGTTTAAAAAAACAACCCGCGAAAAGTTTAATACAGTAGTAAGTCAATTAAAAGACAGTTTAACATTCTAAAAAAACAGACCTAAGCAAGTCTTTAAACTGCTTTTAAACTCAATTTAATAACCTTTTAAATCTATATCAAAATGAAAGCATTAGACAAACAAGAGACTCAAATATATTACGAATGGTGCTATAATAATTACGAAGTACACACTAAGTTAGAACTCAAAGGGCGTGGTATAAAAAAATCAGAATATACTGAAGGTATCTACTTTGTAACCCCCAAAGCACTTGAAAAACTTGAAGCAAAATACACTTGCGCACGTTATGATGTTCATTCGTTAAACAACTAACCACACCGCCCTGAGCAAGGCACAAAAAGGCTCAATATCTTAGTAATAAACTTAATACCTATATCAAAATGAAAGTAGAAACAAAGTACAACGCAAACCAAACAGTGTTTTTTATGCACGAAAATAAAATTAAGAGCGGTGAAATTGCAGTAATAAACATTAAAGTAGTCGCTAATGATAATAGCATTAACATTACTTACAAAATCTTTAATTATCAGAATGATACATTTGCTGAAAGTAAAATTTTCAGCACCAAAGAAGAACTATTAGACTATTTAGCTAACAATTAAAAAAACACTATCAAAATGAAAAATACCGACAAAAAGAACGTTTTTACACTTGCTTGGCAGTTTGCACGCCAAACAGGGCTATCATTCAGCGAATGCCTCAAAAAAGCGTGGGCAAATATCAAACTCAAAAGCAAAATGAGCACCCAGATAGTACGCTTTTACTTTCAAAAAGTAGACGGCTCAACCCGTGAAGCGTGGGGTACATTACGCCCCGATTTGCTACCTCCTACCCAGCATAACCGCAAAAGCAATGACACCGTACAAGTATACTTTGACACCGAATGCCACGAGTATCGCTGTTTTAAGAAGTTTAACCTTGTAAGTATCGCATAAAATCACTATATTTGCACCACACAAAAAAAATGTCAAAAAAATGTCAAACTATCAGCAAACAATATAGCAACAATCACCGTACCTTTGCCCTACCAGCGGGGTAGAGCAGTAGGCTAGCTTGCGTGTTTAACTTGCACGAGGTCGCTGGTTCGAGTCCAGCCCCCGCAACTAATAAAATATTGTAGTATGAAAATATTAACATTACAAATCAAACGCCCTTATTTAGAAGATATTCTATCAGGGACAAAAGCAAAAGAGTATCGAGAAATTCGACCAAAGAATGCCGATAAGTACATTATTCAAAATCCAGAGGCTGAAGATGAAGACCAGTGGTTGCAGCCGGTAAATTATGATGCTATTAGGTTTTTCAACGGTTATGCAACCGACCGCCCTGAAGTCGTTATCGAAATCACCAACTCTGAAATAGAACTATCCGTCGATGAAAATGGTGAAGAAATCACCTACGAAGAAGATGGACAAGAGTACATCGAAGCCCAAATGGTTTATACATTAGGCAAGGTGCTAAGCAAGAAAAATATTTAATAACCCTTTAAAACATTCAGCTGAGTTAGAAAGACACAAATCCAAAAACAAATTAACAAACTATCGGGCATTAGTCGAGTAGCCCGATATGGTAGAAATCAAAAAGGTCAAGCGTTGTCAGTACAACAACGTAGGCGAAACGTATATGCTGCTTTTAGAAAACAAGCAGGACTTTCAGCGGGTTAATCTATGAATATCTACCAACACACACAGCAAGTAATAGACACGGTTAAGGCTAAAACTAACCGTGTTTTGCTATTTTATTCTTGTGGCAAAGACAGCATCGCACTGCTACACTGGTGCGCTCAAAACTTCGATGAAGTAGTATGTGTATTTATGTACTTTGTAAAAGACCTTGAACATATCAATAAATACATAAACTTCTCAAAAAAGCAATACCCTAACATTTCATTTATACAGAGACCTCATTACGCCCTTACTTATATCAATAAATCAGGGTTATTCTGTACTCCTCAAAATACACGTATACTCAAACTATCCGACATAATACAATCAGTACGCATCGAAACACAAATTGAGTACGTATTCTTAGGAATGAAGCAGTCTGATAGTATGAATAGGCGCATAATGTTACGACAATACGAAATGCAAGCCATTTCACCTACAAAACTCGTGTATCCTTTTTCTTTATGGAAAGACAAAGACGTACTTCGATATATTAGTAACAACCGATTACCTAAACCCATACAATACAGCAATAAAAAAAGTAACGGAATAACCTTTGACCTTGATGTATATCTATACCTACGTGAGCATTACCCTAATGACTTGCAAAAAATATTAGATGTTTATCCATTATCTGAAAAAATACTATTTGATTATGACCAAAAAAACAAAAACACAAAAGGAACTATACAAGCAAAGTGAAACAATCACTATACAACGCTCACAAATAAACTTTGCCCCTTTCAATCCTAAAAAGCATACAGATGAGCAAATCGCACAAATGCGTAAAAACATCAAAAACGTAGGATTTTTAGGTGGCATAATTTGGAATGAGCAAACCTCAAACCTCGTAGATGGGCACAAGCGGGTAATGTCCCTTGATATTATACACAAGTACGATGGAACGCCCGATACCGACTACAAAATCAAAGTAGAAAAAGTATCTTTTGACCTTAAAACAGAAAAGGAACAAAACATATTTCAAACACGTTCACGTACCGAACTTGATGAAGAACTAATGCGCTCACTCATTCCTGATATTGATTACCTCAATGCAGGGCTTGATGATTATGACCTCAATCTATATGCGGTCGATTACTCTTCCTTTGAGGTACCCGACCTATCACAAGCTATAGAAGAAGCATATGCTCCCATAAAGCAAGAAAAAGACATTGAGAGAGAAATATCCAATGAAGAGAAAAAGCAGCAAGTCAAAGAAGCAAAAGAAGCTATCAAACAACAAGCTATTGAAAAAGCCCAAAATTTAGATGCTTACGTAACGCTTTCCTTTGATAACTGGAAAAACAAAGAAGCCTTTATGCTCCGTATGGGGTTTGACCCTGAATTTAAAATGATAAAAGGGGAAACGCTATCGGCAAAGGTAGAACGCATAGACTAATAACATTTAATAACTTTTGATATGAAACCCCGTAAGAAAATAGATAACGAAAAATACACCGATGAGGAACTAAAACAAGCCCTTATCAAAGCCAACGGACAGCCTACTAAGGCAGCCGAAATACTTGGTGTTACCTATCCGTCTGTATATGGGCGTATTCGTAAAAACCCAGAGTTGGAAATGGTACAAAAAGCCTACCGAGCACGTACCTTTAACGATGTGTCTAACTTGGTGTCAGTCATTGCTATTATGGGTGTTATCCGTGAGCCTCTTACTGATGAAGACGGCACAGTAATTCCTAACAAATTCCGTGAAGTCCCCGTTGATTATCGTACCCGTATGACAGCAATGCAAACTGTACTATCCACCTTCAAAACCGACGACGGCATCCGTGACGAAGTTTCCGTACAAGGTTCTATCGACATCGCTCAGTGGCTTAAGAGTAATAGCAAAAGTAATGATTAAAACGCAACTCGTATATAACCCCCTATATCTGAATAAAGATAAGTTCATCACTATCCTTTCAGGAGGTCGAGGCAGCGGCAAGTCGTACAACGCTTCTACCTTCTTGGAACGCTTATCTTTTGAAGCAGGGCACAAGATACTATTTAGCCGTTATACTATGGTATCAGCCCATAGTTCTATTATCCCAGAGTTTGAGGAAAAGATAGAAGCAGAGGGTACTGGGGCGTATTTTAATATTACTAAAACAGCTATCAAAAACACCTTTTCAGGCTCTGAAATACTCTTTAAGGGTATCAAAACCTCATCAGGAAACCAAACCGCTAACCTTAAATCATTGCACGGTATTACCACTTTCGTAGGTGATGAAATGGAAGAATGGCTATCAGAAGAAGACTATGAGAAACTAATACTATCAATCCGTCAAAAAGGCAAACAATTACGGGTTATCCTCATACTGAACCCTTCCAATGCCGAGCATTTCATTTATAAGAAGTACATTGAAAAAACGCACAAGGTGGTAAAGATTGACGGTGTTGAGGTGCAAATATCCACCCACCCTGATGTATTGCATATCCACACCACCTACTTTGATAATAAAGAAAACCTCAATGAGCAGTTTTTTAAGCAGATTGAGGAGATAAAAGCCCAAAGCCTCGCACAAGCCACCGATGAGCAAGGCAATTTTTCTCAATCACTATTCAACAAAACCAAATACGCACAAAAAATCATAGGACGCTGGGCTGATGTATCCGAAGGGGTAATATTCACCGATTGGGAAGAGGGCGAGTTTGATACCTCACTTCCTTATGGCTACGGACAAGATTACGGATTTAGCATTGACCCTGATACACTCATCAAAGTAGCAGTGGATAATCGCAGCAAAACCATTTATATAGATGAAAAGTACTATAACAACAAGCAATTATCCTCTGACGGACTTTACCAGCTTAATAGCACTCTAATAGACAACCCCGATGACCTTATCGTAGCCGATAGTGCCGAACCTCGCCTGATTGCAGACCTAAGAGACAAAGGACTAAACATCGAGCCTTGCGAAAAAGGGGCAGGCAGCGTATCAGCAGGTATTACTACTATGCTCAATTATAAGTTAGTGGTAACGCCTCACAGCTTCAATGTGAAGAAAGAGCTAAAAAATTACGCTTGGAACGATAAAAAAGCAGGTATACCCATAGATAACCACAACCATAGCATAGATGCTATTCGTTATATCACTATGAAGCTGCTAAGCGGTACTAATAACAACCTATATCAACTCGCATCAATGATTTAAACCTATATCAATATGAACGAAAAACCTACTACACAAGAAGATTTTAAACAAGGAATAACACCAATAAACATCGAGCCTTACAAAAAACAGTACGATGTGAAAGAGCACGCCATTTTTCAAGACAAACACAAATATCCTGACCAGTCTATTTTGATACCAATTACAGATGAAGAAGGTAATCCTATGTTAGATGCTAACGGAAAGGAACGTTTTAGAAAAAGTCATCGCGCTCTCAATCGTGTAGGGTTACCTTATCAAAAACGTATTGTAGATATTGCCACGATGTTCCAAACCGCTATTCCCTACAAGTACACCGCTGAAGATAGCCCTCTATTTACTGCCTTTCAGGAGGTTATCAAGTCAAATAAAATGAGCTTTTCAGATAGCAAAATATGTACAGAGGTGAAGCGATACACACAAGTAGCTGAATTGTGGTATCCAGAAGAGGAGGAAAATGAAAAATATGGTGTGCCTTCTAAATTCCTATTACGCCACAAGATACTATCACCCGAAAAGTACAAGCTATACCCACGATTTGACGATAATAACAACCTTATATCTTTTGCCGTTGAAAGTACCACCAAAGAGGGCGAAATTGTATTCCAAGCCTTCACCGCTGAATTTATATACACTTTCACTACTAAAAACGGACAAACCACTACCAAAGTGAAAAAAAATATCATCGGTAAAATACCAGTGGTATTGTACCAGCAAGATAAACCCGAATGGGATGCTGTACAGCACCTTATTGAGATTGCCGAAGTACAACGTACCTACTTCTCTGAAAGTAACAGAAAATTTGGCGAACCTATTCTAATGATAGCAGGCAAAGTCGAGGGGAAAATGTCAGGTAACAACACGGGCGGTAAAGTCTTTGAAGTAAAAGACGGCGGAAACGTGCAATTTGTTGTGCCTCCTAATGCTAATGAGAGTTTCGACAAAGAAATGAGTATGAACCGCCGTGATATACACGAGTTCTCACACACCCCCGACCTTTCTGATGAGTTCTACGCTGGCAAAGGCAATATGCTATCAGGCGTAGGGCGCAAACTCGCTTGGCTACCCGCACACCTCAAAGTGAAAGACAATGAGGCTATATTCATACCCGCACTGCAAAGGCGTATCAATATCATTTTAGCCTTCCTTTCTAAGATGTATATCTCCTTTGAGAAAGAACTCAAAACCATAGACATCACCCCTATCATTACCCCGTTCGATATTGACGATGATACCGAAATGATACGTACCCTTACAGAAGCCAATGGTGGCAAGCCTCTTATATCACAGCGTGAAGCAATGCAGCGTTTCGGCATCACCGACCCTGAAGCCCAATTAAAGCAAATCAAAGATGAGGAAAACAGCAACCTCAATGAAGCCGCTATCTAATGAATTATGATGAGCAACATAGAAAACACCTAATGGCATACCTACAGCAAGTAGAAAGATTGTTTTACCAGCTTGTAGGTACAGCCGTATTTATAGCCCTCAAAACCGATTATAAAGAACTCATCGCAAGTACATTATTTGCTTTTGCAAACACAAAGAAAGGTAAATCCTTTGAAAAGGAATTGGCTAATTTCAGCAACCAATTAGACCAAATCATCAAAGACGGTATCACCAAAGAATGGGCTTTTGCAAACAGCAAACAGGACCAGCTACTAAGAGAAGGATTAACCAAGTATCAGAACCTTGAAGCCCTCGAAACATTCAAAACGCGTAAGATTAAAGATTTTACCGTTTCCGACCGTGTATGGGACATTGCTAAAAAAGCACAAACAGAATTAGAACTCGCCTTATCTGTATCCTTAGAAGAAGGTAAAAGTGCCGCACAGCTAAGCCGTGAAGTGCGTAACCTACTAAACAACCCCACCGCCCTATTCCGTAGGGTCAGAGACCAGTACGGCAATCTTGTATTAAGCAAGAACGCTCAAAACTATCACCCTGGGCAAGGAGTTTATAGAAGTGCCTATAAAAATGCTTTGCGCCTTGCTAGTAACGAAATCAATGTAGCCTATAAGTCCGCCGATTGGTTGCGCATACAGCAAAACCCCGATATTGTAGGCTTCGAGGTACGCCTATCACCACAGCACAAAGTTTATGATATGTGCGATGAGCTGAAAGGCAAATACCCCAAAACCTTCCACTTTCACGGCTGGCACGTAGGCTGCAAGTGTCATATCATCACCTTGCTAAAAACCGATGAAGAACTTATCAAAGAACTCAAAGCCGATGAAACCCTACCCCCTGAAAGTTCTTCTAATTACGTAGCCGAAGTACCCAATAACTATAAGCAATGGGTAACCGACAACAAAGACCGCTTCAAGAATTGGAAAACAAAGCCCTATTTTATTGAGGCTAATAAAGGGTTAGTAACGAGTAATTTAATAAAAGAACAAGAGCTGCAAAAACTCAATACCCCCTACAAAAAAATATATGAGGGTAAGAACAAGGCAATAGTACAAGTAAGTCCTTATGCCGATAAGAAAGACTTAGAAAAGAACATAGCAACCGCTAAAATTATAGCCAATGAGTTAGGAAAGAATGTAAATATCCGTCCCCACTTAGATAGCAATATAGTGCAAATCAAAAACCCTGAATACGAAATAAACGGACTTGTTGCCGATAGAAAAGAAGCAAGTTCATACACAAGTATAAAAAGCCATTTAGATAAGGTGAAAAAACAAATAAATGGAGCTAATGCACAGAAAGGAAGCGTTGTATTTGATATAACCAACTTTGAAGATTGGAAATCTCAAGATATTACCAAAAACCTAAAAGGCAAAATAATGAGCTTTAAAAATAACAATTGGTTAGAAGAAATATACTTTGTGCATCAAAATAAAGCAATAACCTTTACAAAAGAAGAACTACTAACAAACTACTTAGAAGTAATCAAAAAACTAAACACCCTAAAATAAGCAAAGCCTTAACAATCATTGCGCTGATTATTAAGGCTCTACTCTGGTAGCGAATTGACAGTCTTATAACCCTCGCTTCGCGGCAAAAGTTCTTAAAACCCTTTTGCACCGCAAAGATACAACAATATTTCTAAATAACAACAAAAATATGAAAATAAATAACACTGACATACAAACCACCTACCAAACCCATTTGTTAGACACTAACTACAAAGACCTTCTTTGCTACCCTCCCCTAAAAAAACTACCCTCAAACGAATGGGCAGAGTATTACGGCAAAGAGTACGACACTACCACCCCCGTACTCGATACCCAGCAGTACACCCTCACCTTCATCAGCAAGGCAACCCATTACGCCCCCTTCATCACCTTCCTAACGGCTCAAACCTATAACGATTTTCATTTTGAAGAGTTAGGCAAAACCTTTCGCTTGCGCTTCGTATCCGCTCAAAAAGCCAAAACCGAACAAGGCTACATCACTACCGATATTACCCTTGCCAACGACACCCCCCTACAAGGCTACACCTACACCGTCCCCAATGCATCGCTGCCCCTTTCAGGCTTTACCATAGACGGTACAGACCTATCCAAATATGGCATTTATATACTCGAAGAAACCCAAAACACCCTCCTGCCCACCTACGAAGTAAAAGAGCATCTCACCACAGCCAGCAATACCTTGTCAGGCGTACAATACGCCCAGCACGCCAACACTTTCAAAGAGCGTACCCTTACCCTGCACTGCTATATCAGTCAGCCCCTCGCTTCCTTTTGGAAGTTATACGATACCCTGTTATACCAACTTACCCAGCAAGGCGAACGAACCATTAACATTCCCCCCTCTTTTGGAGGGGTAGGGGGAGGACTTAAAGCTATCTACCAAAAAGCAAGCGTCAAGAATGCGCTGCTTATCGGCAATACCCTCAAAGTAGAATTTACCCTTACCCTCACCCTTGTATAAAAATGTCAAATAATTGTCAAACCTCCTTGCTAATATCCTATCAATACTAACGTACCTTTGCCTCA